AAGACCAAGACGGTGTGGCTGTGCGTCGATCTCGTCAATATCCACGCGGCCTCGCCCGACATCCCGGAGTCGGCCAGCGCGTACCTCAACGCCTGCGTCCATTCGGTCAACGACAAGGTGTTGGACGTGTCGGCCTATGTGCAGTGGTTCAACGAGTATGGGGACTTCCTCACGGTGCAACACTATGACTTGTCCGTGGTCACGCGCGATCTCGTGATCCGGGCTGACCTGACACGGGGCGTGCTCCATCTTCCCGATGGCAGCGCGATCTCGTGGGTTGGCACGGCGAACGGCGATGACGGCACGTTCGACTACCTCACGCACCGTAACGGCGTGACGACGCGGACCCAGGAACAGTCCCACATTCGCTGGGCGGCGACGACGGGCACGTTGGCCGGCACCGCGCTGGACGCGCCCACGCCCGATGGCACGCGCCTCCTGTACAAGACCGTCATCTATGAATGAGCCGGAGATGGGGAAGATCGTCCACAACCCCAAGGCGCACAACGGCGGGAGGAATTGCTCATGCCGCTGCGCCTACTGCGAGCGGTACTGCCCCAGGCTCCGCGTGGTCGACGGCGGCAAGTCATGAGCCGCCTGCGAAGCTACGGCCCGCTGGCCACGCGGTCCCAGAAGGTCGAGGACGGCGACGCGGCCTTTCGCGCGGTCTACGCCGACGTGGACGCGCGCAGCGAGGGGCGCTGCGAGGTCTGGGAGCCGAAGGTGGTCGGCCGTTCCCCAACGCCCAGCTATGTCCGCTGCGGGCGCCGCGCCGTCGAGCACCACCACCTGTTCCAGCCCCGGCGCTCGCATCACACGGTCGAGGAGGTCGTCCACATCTGCCGCGCATGCCATGATCGGGTCACCGCCCCGTTCCGCCGGGGCCGGCTCTGCCACCTCGGGCGGGCGGGGGCGGTGTTCCTGTTCGCGGTCAAGACCGCCAACGACAAGTGGGAGGCGCGGCGTGCCGTGTGACGTCCTCGGGGCCCTGAGCCTCTGTCGGCCGACCATCGTCGGGCTCGGCGAGGCGCGCACCTTCGCGTGCCCCGACTGCCGGCGCTTTCGCCGGTTCTGGCTCCAGTCCACGCTGGACGGCTGGTACGACCCTGAGTGGTTCTGGCGCTGCGACACATGCTGCCGCACGCTGCGGACCCCGCCCTACAACGGAGACGAGCCGTTGCTGTGGAGGTTCCACGTGCGGGCACTGGTCGAGCGGATCAGCACGAGGCTCGCGTGACCGACTGGCTCCGGCTCAAGGCCCGGTTCCTCCGCTACTGCGCCGCGGTGACGATCCCGTCGAAAGAGCAGGGGATGGTCAAGCTCGTCCCTCTGTCGACGCAGACCTACCTCATCGACGAGGTGTTCGACGGGCTCGCCGCGGGCATCCACGACTTCGTGATCTTGAAGGCGAGGCAGCTCGGCGCTTGCTTAAACCCCAATACGCGGGTCCTAACATCAGACCTTCGCTGGGTCCCGCTTGAGAGTGTCGGAGTGGGCGACGAGCTGCTTGGCGTAGACGAACATCCTGCCCGCCGTGGCGCGGGTCGGAAGATGCGTCGCAGCGTCGTGGTCGCTCGTCACGAGGTCTTCGCGCCCGCCTTCCGTATTGTGATGGACAACGGCGAGTCCATGATCGCGACGGCCGAGCATCTCTGGCTGTGCAAGAAACGCGGGAGCAGCACGACCGAATGGCGCGCCATTAAGCCGCCTCCCTCCCGGTTCCGCGGGCGCCCAAAGACGCATCTTCATGTGGGCGACGAGATTCGCGCGATCACGCGGCCCTGGGGGGCGAGCACGTTCGATGATGGCTGGTTCGGCGGCTTCCTCGATGGAGAGGGAAGCATTCGCGCCAAGCGTCGAGCCGGGGCCGAGATGACCTTGGCGCAAGTCGCCGGCCCGATCCTGGATCGCGCGGTCAGCTACCTCAAGGAGCGTGCCTACACCTTCCGGGTCGACGTCGATAAGCGACCGATGGAGCATCCTGGGTGGACTCGTCAGGTCGTCTATCGCGTCATCATGGGCCGCATGGCCGAGCTGTTCCGCCTTGCGGGCCAGACGAGGCCCACCAAGCTCCTATCGTGGGGGTGGTGGGAGGGCAAGGAGTTACCCGGCAAGCGAATCGGGGGGCTGGGCTGGCATAAGGTCGTGTCGATTGACCCGCTACCGCCCCAGCGGATGCTCGACCTCCAGACCACGACCAGCACGTACATCGCCGAGGGATTCGTCTCGCATAACTCGACGATCCTCTGGGCGCTCGACCTGTTTTGGTTGACGACGTTCAAGGGGCTCCAGGGCATGTACGTCGCCGACGACGAGCCCAACAAGGAGATTCACCGCGACGTCATCGGCCAGATGTACCTCTCCATCAAGGCCCCGCGGCTCACGCGCGGCCCGTTCCGCGCCCACAACCGCCTGGAGTCGACGTGGCACGACACCGAGACCTGGGACGCCTCGCGGCTGATGTGGGCGTTCGCCAACAAGAAGAAAGAGGGCCAGCTCGGGCGCTCGCGCGGCGTGAACTATATCCACGGCACGGAGATGGACTCGTGGGGCGACGAGAGCGCGCTCGGGGCGCTCGACGCGGCGCGGGCGATGACGCACCCTCGGCGGCTGTACGTCTGGGAGGGGACCGGCCAGGGCTTCGGCGTGCTCTATCAGATGTGGGAGCAGGCCGAGACCTCCGTCACCACGCGGCGCATCTTCATCGGCTGGTGGCGCCTGACATCGCACCTCGTCACCCGCGAGCAGCGGGCGCTCTGGGAGGTCTACGGCGCCCCGCGGCCGACGCCCGACGAGAAGGAGTGGGCCGCCGAGGTCAAGAAACGGTACGCGGTCGACGTCACGCGCCAGCAGCTCTGTTGGTGGCGCTGGACGCTCGCCGAGGGCAAGGGGATCAACGGCGACCTCGCGACGATGATGCAGGAGCACCCCTGGCTCCCCGAGCAAGCCTTCCAGGCCAGCGGCTCGGCGTTCCTGTCGCCGACCGTGAACCTCCGGCTCCGGCAGCAGACCGAGCGGGCCCCGCGCCCGACGTTCTACCGCTACGAGTGGGGCGCGACGTTCGACGCCAAGGGCGACGACGCGCTGGTCGAGGTGCCCGCCGAGGCGTCGGTCCTGACCGTTTACGAGGAGGCCGTCCCCAACGGGCTCTACATCGTCGCGGGCGACCCGGCCTACGGCTCGAGCGAGGACGCCGACTCCTACGCGGTCACCGTCTGGCGGGCCCACCCAGACGCGCTGGTCCAGGTCGCGGAGTACCACACCACGCTCGGGACCATGTATCAGTTCGCGTGGGTGCTCGCGCACCTCGCCTCCTACTACCCCAAGTGGCTGATCTACGACATCCAGGGCCCGGGCACCGCGGTCATGCAAGAACTTAAGCGCATGGCCGAGACCGGGTTCGGGTTGACCCAGCGGCACGGCGCGCTCCAGAATGTCATCGGCAATATCCAGCACTATCTCTGGACCCGCGCCGATGCGCTGTCCCCCTCGTTCTCGTGGGGCTGGAAGACCTCGCCCGGGACCCAAGAGGCGCTGATGGAACAGCTCCGCAACGAAGTCGAGCGCGGCGCGCTGGTCGTTCGCAGCCGGCGGCTCGCCGACGAGCTGGCCGCGCTCCGGCGCGAGGGCGGGCGCATCGAGGCCGGCGGCGTCGCGCACGACGACCTCGCGGTCACCGCGGCGATGGCCGTCGAATACTGGCTCGGCACCGTCCAGCAAGAGATCGAAGGGCTGGTCGCCGACCACGCGCCGCCGGCCGGGTCGCCGAAGAACGCCACCGAGCTACTGATCCGGCGGTTCATGCGCGGCGTCACCAACCCCGAGCCCGGGGCGGGGCAACCGAAACAGTACGGGCTCAAGACTCTGGGGCCCGGGCGGTGACCCGATGGATAGCATCGTCGTCCTGAGCTGCGTCCATGCCGTACTCGCCGTGACCAACAACACGTTGATCCGTAAAAAGATGTGGCTCGGCTGGGTCGGCTCGCTGGTCGGCGCGTGTCTGTTCACCTACGTCAACTGGCTCACGGGCGCGTGGGGCTACGTGGGCCTCGGGGTGTTCTACATGGTCAATGCCGTCCTCGGCATTCGGCAATGGAGGAGAGAGGCAAACAATGAACCAGCAGCCTAACTGGAGGAGAGACATGAAAGCCATCGTGACCGCTATGCTTCTGACCATGTTCGCCACGCCGGCCTCGGCGACCGGCCCGACGCTGCCGGTCGCCGCCACGCTCACGGGTGTGGCGGTGTCCCTGAGCCTGCTCGCCATCGTGATCGCCCTCACGATCTACCGGAGGACGCGATGAGCCAGATCACGCGGGACATCGTGGAGGGCGTGCAATGCTCCGGCTGCGGCAGGCGCTTTGTGGAGGAGCATGGGTACCCCGTGCTCTGCGCGTCGTGCTGGAAATATACCGAGCCGCGCGAGCGGCTCTCCTTACAGCGTGCGACGGAGCGCGAGTGGAGGGGTGACGCATGAGCCAGATGGAGCGGCCGAGTTACGAGTGGCTGGTCAAGCGCGTGGACTGGTATGCGAACGAGTATGACGTGGTGCTGGCGGCGCTGAAGGAGTCGGACGCGGCAAATCACAACAACGCGGAGGCATGGAGCAATGCCAACGCGATCATGAAGCAACGGCTGCAGGAGGCGGAGGCCCAGCTGAAGGAGTGCCAGGAGAAGCTGAATGCTAGCTGAGTGGACAACCACTAAGCCCTGGCCGCCCGGCACCCGTGGAACGAGGCCGCGCAGTATCTTGGAGCGTTTCGAGGAGAAGTACGAGCCTGAGCCGAATTCTGGGTGCTGGCTGTGGTTCGCCAACGTGGATGTGCGTGGCTATCCCCACTTCATTATTGAGGCCCAGGCCGACAACGTCATCACGAGGCACCACACGCATCGGGCTCACCGCATCGCTTACGAGATGTACCGGGGCCCTATCCCTGGCGACCTGCCGCTGGATCATCTCTGCCGCGTGCCGATCTGCGTTAACCCGGCCCACTTGGAGGCTGTGCCGCAACCCGAGAACCACCGCCGGGTGCCGCGGAAGAAGCTGACCTACTGCAAGCGGCGGCACCCGTTCGGCGACGACAACGCAATCGTGATGGTGCGCAACGACCGGCCCAAGACGCGCCTATCTCGTCGCTGCCTGACGTGCGAGCGAGATCGCTGGCGCAAGGCGTGGCACAACCGAGCGGAGACGGACAATGGATGACCGCGACCAGATCATCAAGGAGAACGAGCAGCTTCGTGCATCCCTTTCGCGGGTGCTGGCGGCGCTGGCCCCTGAGTCGTCGTGTGGGCATCACTGCGACTGCTATTTGAAGGTGATCGAGACTGCTGCCGCAGAGCCTACCCCCCGCGAGCACTGGCGCGATCTCGGGGTGATGCCGGGATGATCGCGCGCTGTCCGCATCGCTGGTGTCCGCACTACGGGTGGTTGGCGACGTGTGCGTTGTGTGATGGTGGACGCATGGAGTTGGCATACGAGCAAGAAGATCGGGGCTACATCGTGCAGGCGTGGTACCGCGACGATCCAGGTGCGGACGCGCGCATTGAGATCGTGCGCGATGGCGTGCTCGTGCGTGAGTTCGACTATCCGGCCTATCGCATCTGGAACATCGCCGCGCACTTTGACGAGATCGTGGACGAGCTGATCGCCAAGCCGACGCCGTGATCGCCGAGGATGGGGCGGTGAAAGGAGGATGACGGTGCCCGCGTTCACCGTGGCGTTGGCGTTCCAGATCGCCGCCGGGGTTACGAGCCTCGTGTCGGCGTGGTACATACGCCGTCGCCGCCCGCCAGCGTCGGAGTCGGGAGCGATGACTAGAGGAATACTCGAGACCGGCGGCTACTATCCCTGGACCTGTCCCCACTGCGGGCGGGAGTTAGTGTGGTACGAGGCTCCGCTGTGTCCGCAGTGCAAGGGCGACATCCGCGTCCCGCCGCCGACTCCGCGATGAGGGAACATCTATCCGGCTCGGCCTCCCCGACCGAGCGGACGATGGCGTGGCTCCGCGCGCAAGGGTTCACCGTCGAGAAGGTGGAGCACCGCCTGTTGCCATTCGGCTCGCGGAACTACTCCACGACGACCAAGGACTTCTGCGGCTTCGCGGACATCCTGGCGTTCTGCCCCGGCGAGGTCGGCGTGCTCGCCGTGCAGGCCACGAGCGCCGACCATGTGCCCGACCGCGTGAAGAAGATCCAGGCCGAGCCGCGCGCCGCGGTGTGGCTCGCCGCCGCCAACCGTATCCAGGTCGTCGGGTGGGCCCTGCGCTCGGGGGAGTCGCACCGGAAGACGTGGCGGCCCACGGTCGTCAACGTGCTACCCCCGGCCGGGGCGATCACGGTAGAATCCCCCCAATGAGGGCGGATTTCGCCTGCCTCGGCAAGTGCAAGCGAGACAACGAGGGCATCGCGCCCACGCACGAGCTGCCGGTCGGGTCCAAGCGGTGTCCGGTCTGCGGGTCCAAGCGGCTCCAGCAGATTTTCAACAATCCTAACGTGATCGCGCGCAGCGCCGCACCGGATCGGGACATGCGCCTCACCTCGGATCGGCACTTCGTCCGCTCCAGCGCGCTCCTGAGGCCCGGGTTCGATCACGCCGCCGCGCACAAGCCCGCCTCGGACATGCGCTCGTTCGCGATGCCGGTCGGCTCGGGGCAGGCCCCCGCGCCGCAAGGGAAGGGACGGCCCATGACCGAGATCGAGATTGCCCGCGCCCGACGCTCCGACACCTACTCTGTGCCGTCCCTCCTCAGAGCCGTCAATCAGTCCCGCATCCCGACGAACCCGCATCGGGACCCACGAGGCGAGCAGTGATGCGGTGCTCGCAGAGCGTCCCGACGAAGTACGGCGTGATGGTGTGCCCCGAGGACGCCGACGCGACGTATGCCCTCGCGAGTCTGCTCCACGACCCCAAGGGCGAGCACCCGATCGCGTTCCCGCTCTGCGAGCGGCATCTCGCCCTCGTGACCGCGTTGGACGCGGTGAAGAACCCATGAACCTCCCGGCCGTGTCCACGCTGCGCCGCGACGCGATCATCGAGGTCGCGCGCATGTGTTCGGTGTCGCGCTCGCAGCGCAAGGCGTACCACCGGGACCTCCGCGAGATGTACGTGCGCGGCACGGCCATGTCGGATCGCGCGAAGTACAACAAGCTCCGCGCCCACGTCCGGCAGTCGACGGCCTACCTGTTCCAGTCGGAGAGCGTGCGGTTCGGGATGGCGCTGCCGCCGCAGTACGGCGACACGTTCGCCACCGAGCTGGACGTGGTGCGCGATGACTTCCACCGCGCGTGGCACGACTCCGACGCGGGCGAGGTGATGGCGATGGGCGTGGAGTGGTCGCACGTCTACCCGTCCGTCATCTTCAAGGTCACCGCCTCGGCCGGCGAGCCGCTGGTGACGCTGGTGCCGGACCCGGGCGACATCGGCGTGCTCGAGGAGGACCGCAAGTTCGATCGCCAAGAGGCGATGATCCACTACTTCTACATGAACCTGCGGTCGTTCGCCCGGCTCGTGGCCGGACACCCGCGCGAGCAGGAGTTGAGGGATCAGGCCCGCGCCCAGGCCGACATGGGCGGCGGCGACGAGCCGATGACGGGCACCGTCGAACGCCTCGTGTTCGATCAGGTCGGCGCCCCCATGTCAGGCGGCGGCGCGCTCGTGCAGACGCCCATGACCGCGGTCGACGCGCAGATCGAGGCGCCGCGCGTGCTGATGGCCGAGCTGTGGGTGGTCGACGACCGTATCCACGACTGGCGATGCGTCACCTGTCTCGCGCCGGCCGGCGAAGTGCTGGACATCGTGTGGGACCGCCGCGCGCCCGTGCTCTCGGGCGTCGATCCGTTCGTGCAGCTCCGGCTCTCGGGCGCGCCGGACTACACCTGGGGCCTGTCCGAAGTGGACGACCTCTCGGGGTTGCAGGAGTGGCGCGAGCGCCGCATGGATCAGATCGACCGGCTGATGGAATTGCAGCTCGACCCGCCCGTGGTGCTCGGCGGCTTCGGCGGTCTGAGCGAGGAGCGCGCCCGCCGGCTGCGGACCCCGGGCGGCACGCTCGCCACCTCGATCCCCAACCCGACCGTCAATCGCCTGTCCCCGCAGATGCCCCCCGAGGCGTTCGGCGAGGTCAAGGAGATCGACAATATG